AATTAAGACCCCTCACAGTCGAAGTTGCTATCAATGGAACTAGTGAGGATGCATTCTTAAAACGAATGTCTGCCTCAAAATCCGCCGGTTTCGGCTGGCCTGGGAAGAAAGATAAATACATTCCCATAGACGAAAGTGTGATCGACTCTTTGAGGAGAATGCCAACATTGGAACTTCAAGAGGCCATAGTTCGATTACACAAATGCTATGAAAATGGACATAGTGCAACTATTATTAATTCGGGAAAGCTGAAAGATGAACCTAGACCTCTAGCAAAGTGTAGGGATGGTAAGACACGAATGTTTTTCGTATCTCCTATTGAAGCGATAATATTTGCTAGAATGTACCTTGCTCCCTTCTATACTTTAATGGTAGAGCGTGGAGAAGTATTTGGTACAGCCATTGGCATAAATGCTCATCAAGATTTTGATAAATTAGCCAAAGATCTTCTAAATTTCTCTAAATACTATATGGAGGGAGATTATGAAGGTTATGATACCAAGACGCCGTTTGATATTAAGTTGATCGCTATCTATATCATTACTCAATTTTTAGAGTATGCCGGATATGATGAATATGCTATTAAAATGGTAACATCTTTTTTATATGACAATTTGTTTGTTCTCGTGGAAGTCTTGAATGATATCTTTAGATTGTTAGGACTGCAACCAAGTGGAAAATTTGGAACAGCAGAGGACAATTCACTGGTTGGGCTTGTTATGCTCGTGTATGCTTACATGAAATTAACAGACAAAGATGATTTCTTTCAGAAAATATTTGTTAGAACATACGGAGATGATGTTATTGCTGCTGTTAAACAGGACACGATCACTGTTTTTAATAACAATATATACCAGAAGTTCTGTAAGGAACATTATGGTATGAATTTTACATCGGCAGCTAAAGATAGAGATGACGGATTTTGTTAAGTTTGAAGATTTATCTTTTTTAAAAAGAAACTTCGTTTATAACGCAAAATTCAATAAGTATATGGGAGTTTTAGATCATAACTCATTATATAAATCTCTTCAATGGTCTCTTCCATCGAATTTTGTTACGATGGAAGATCAAATGATAAGCACTTGTGAGTCGTTTCTTTATGAAGCGTTTTTTCATGTTAATTCCAAGAACTTTTGTGGTTTAAGGTCTGACATACAAAATATACTATCAAAAGCATATCACGGGTGTGATCCCAGCTCGTTACCAACTTACGATAATATTCGTATTACATTGGAATGGGATTATGTAAATGATATCGCCGCAGAAGAAGACGATTATTTTACTTTAGGTGGCGTGGCTGGTCCACATAACCTAATCTCAGCATCCTCCACCATAAAAACGGGAACTGAGAATCTTCTAACTGAGGGAGGCTTAGGATGGCCTCTTATTAGTATATCAAGTCCTGCA